TTGAAAGCGGTCATCGTTGTATACAATAATGTACCAAAATGGATACAAGCATGGATACATGGAGGTGAGATAATGATGTGCACAAGAATGTATATAACGTTGTTCATTGAAAGCGGTCATCGTTGTATACAATAATGTACCAAAATGGATACAAGCATGGAGGTGTATAATAAAAGAGCAGTTTATACTCATACTCGGGAGTTTATCTCAGGTAGGATTTTTAGTTAGTTCAGTGTCTGCAATAAATTTGCATACACTAATATTATCGTTAATAATTTTGTTGATTAAATATGCGTATATGTTAGCCAGTCTAGCATATCCAACGGTAGTCCAATGTCCAGCAGTCGCGAGAGAGTACGGAATGTTATCATTGATTAACTTTGTAGCATCAGCGTAATAAGTTTTATTATGCTTACTTACAATAGTTTTAATAGCTGCTTCATAAGCTGGGTAATTACCGGCTGTAAGGCCCTGCGGAGAACCTGTGCAAATAATAATCGCATTCGGACTTACACTTTGTACTACTCTTATAATTTTGTCGTAGCATCCGTAAAATGTTCTGTTATCAGTTCCGATATCGCTTTCGGTGCCAAGAGTTAAACCCCAGTCTGGGTTAGTGTTTGCATCATTTGTAATTAGTGAAATAAAATATAGAGGTTTTGCACCAAGCTGCTTTACATAGTCGGAACCTACGCTGATACTAGTTCCGCTTTGAGATTTGTTTTCGAGCCAAAGAGCGGTAGTTATTCCATTATATGCAGACCAGTAAGGTGTAACACCATATTTTTTTTGAATATAACTACACCAACTATGATTATAGTCTTGGTCAATAATAGTGCCGTCGGCTTTACTAGTATATCCGACTGTAAGACTGTCGCCAATTGCGACAAATTCGTTGATAGAGCCGAAGCAAGTGTCTTTAAGGTTATAATTATCAGAAATAGCGTTGATTTTATCCCCCACTGTTTTTGCATCTGCTGGAATTCCACTTTTAGTTAAAGTAGTGTCGGGCTTAATATAAGGTTTCCAAACAAATCTTGACGTACCGTTACTGGCATAGATGATTGCAATAATAAATTCGGTTTTCTTAAATTTATATTCCTTAATTTTATATGTGTGTAGGTTGTAGCTTGTATTAACTGTTACAATATACGTTTGACCAGCCGCTTCTCCAGTAAATGAAATAGATGTTGCTTTCATCATGTTTCTAAGAATATACATGTGTTCATTCATCAATGCTAACCCTGCATCCCAGCTAAACATGTACTCAGTGTTAGACGCCATGCCTGTACTAAAGACAACGTCATCAGTGCTACCCCACATGAAGTTAGGCGTGAAATCCCCCACTGTTTTTGCATCTGCTGGAGCATTGTTTATCGTTAAAGTTTTATCTGGCGAGGTGTAAGGCTTCCAGACAAAACTTGCTGTGCCGTCAACTGCGTAAATGAGTGCGATGATATATTCGTTAGCATTATATTTGTAGTTGCCAATCCTACAAACATTCAGATTTCGGTTAGCATCAATTGTTATAGCTACCGTATCACCGCCGACATATGTAGTAAACGAAATGGATGTAGTTTTCATACTACTTCTGAGGATATAAAAATGTTCATTCATCACGGCAACACCTGAATCCCAGCTAAAGGTGTATTCGGTAGATGTTGCTGACACATTAAATACAATATCAGTAGTTCCGCCCCACATGAAGTTATTAAGTTTATTTCCAACAGCTTTAGCATCTGCCGCTGCTCCTTCAATACTTAGGCTCTTATCAACCACAACTGCGCTACCGGTCGGCGTAACATTCGCTATAAGCCATTGCGTAACTGTATTAGTAGTCTGCTGGTTAATCTGTGTATCGAACGTTCGGTGCAGCAGTCGCCCAAAGCTACCATCCTGTACCATGCTGTCAATCTTTTTATTCAGCTCTTCTTGCACATCTAGATTATCAAACCAGTTGTTAATCCAGTCCTGCAACTGTTTGCACGCAGTAATTGTATCGGTGCTCAACTTAGTGATATTGCCATACGCTTCTAGACAGGCATTATATTTGCCAACCAGAAAAGCCATAATCTCATAATCACTAGCACCCTGAATGTAAGTGGTCAGATCGAACTTACCATAAATGGGCTGGAATACGCCCATACTAGGAAATTCAGAAACATCAGGGAAGAAATTGGCTTCGCCAGGTTTATTTGCCATAATGTACCTCCTTAAATATTATACCCACCGTCCCACCCACTGCTTAATTTTTACGGAAGGAACTAATACAAGCAGCCGTAGTTGTTCCAATAATTTTCTTAATCAGTTTGAGAATAGTTACGAATGAATCAATGAGCTGTTCCCAATCAGATTTTTCAAGATTTTCAAAACCGTTTTCGTTGTCAATCATGCGAGTTTCACCCAACCTTCGACAACATATTCCTGTCCAGCAGCAGTAACAGTAATGTTAGTGTCAGCGGAACTAATAAATTTACTCATATGAATACCTCCATTTTATTAAAAGACGCCCATAAAACAGGGTGCCAGTTCGGCAATAACTTCCATATCAATATTTTTCATTGCTTCAGAATATTGCTTAAAAAGTTCAATATAAGATTTTCCATTAAGGCCAGTTACGGTACGATTACGTCCATAAGTGTCATCAATATTGGTGTTGTATGTAGTGGTTGTGTTACCATTACTCGTAGATGTTTCAGTACCATTTGCTTTATTTTTAGAAGCTGCATCTGCGTAAGTATTATTAGCGATGTCAGTTTCAATATTAAGCATTTGGCCAGGAGTAGCAGAACTTACTTCAAGATTATAATTATTGCTAGTATTACTACCACTATTTACAGTACTAGTAATATCACTACCTGTACGTTTATTTGCACTAGTATCAGCAATAATTTCAGTAAGAGTAGTACCGGTATTGAATTCCCATTCGCCATTAAGAGCCTGATACATAAGGTTCTTAAGTGGCATAATTTCGTTCATAGTGGTGTTAAGAAAATGTTTGAATCTATCAGGCGGAGTACAACAAATTTCATTAAAACGATAGTGTGCAATAATTTTCTTATTTAGTGCATCACGCCATGCATTCTTTTCGTCATTGGTTCTAAGAAAATTAGGAAGTGGATAATCTGTAAGTCCAATATCATAACCTGATTTGATTAGTGAATCAAGTTCAATTGTATATACAGCCATTAGTTATCACCTTCTTTACCGCCATAAGTATAGTTGATAGATGCATTACGAGAGTTAAATTTAGAGTCGCCAATTTCAACATTCGCTGCAAGTTCGACATCAACGGGAGCATCCAAAAGGTGCGGGAATAAAGTATTGATTTTTTCGCAAGCTGCTTTTCGTTGACTGAGACCGATATTTGCTAGAGCATTTGCTTGAACTGTATATTGTTCGGATTCTGCAGTAATAGAGCGCTCACGCTTAAATTCTGTAATACCGATACCGAGAATAGACAAATATTCATTATAGATAGTTGTTTTAATATCTTGAAGTTGTCCTGCTACAAACGGTGCATCAGTTTTAAGAACACGAAAACTGTTTGGGTCATAAGAATCTTTATTACCAAAAATAACAGGTGTATTACCATTATATTTTTGATAAATAGCTTGTACAGTTTGTTTCTGTTTCAAATCTGTAAGGATAAGGATTGGTGTTTTTTGTGCTTTAATATTAACGTCTCGTGCCATATCAATATCATACAACTCCTGTGTGTATTTAAGAGTTGTAATAATAGTAGGATACATGTCAGGAGTATTTCTAATAAGGACACAATCATTAAATGGAATTTGTGGGAACGTAGTGACCGGAGAAATAGGACGAATGTTTACAGGTTCATCATAGAAATTTACACCTTCAAGAGTTGCCTGAAGTGCCATAAGTCCCATGTCTGCTTCAAAAAATACTGCATAACCATATCTAAATAAACAATCTTCAAGAAATCGTTCATTTACGGTTTTAGGAAGGTTTTTCCATTTGAACATAGTACATGCAAGATTTTTCAATTTAGAATAATAAACTGCATAAGAAACATTTGCAAGATTCTTTTCAGCAAGTTCATTATCGTATTTGTACATTATATCAACTCCTTAATTAAATAGCCAACCTAACAATTTATTTCCTACCCAATTTAATACACTAGATACAACCGTTGATATTATTATTGATACACCACCAGTTGCTCCACCCAACGTAATACCGGCAGCTCCAAGTAGAGTTGTTAATCCAATCATGACCCAATTTGATATAACTGGTGCAGCGTATTTAATACCTACAGAAACACCAGTTGTAACGAGACTCACGATAACATTTTTCCCAGCTTGTTCAAGGGAAATGTCTCCTTTAATAACTTGTCCAACTGAATGAATTAAGGTGTTCGAAATACCGATGGCTAATGATGTAGCAACGCTTGAAACTTCTGGATTATCAATTATGGTTGGTATGTATGCAGTAATCGCAGTTGCCAAACCATGCATTGTAATATTGGTAAGATAATTAATTGATAAATTTTTTGTTTGGGTTAGAAAAACTTGAGCAGCGTTTTTAACATCACCAGTTGAAATAGCAGTTCTAAGGACGGACCAACCATTCGTAATAATAGTATCAATATAACCGTCAAGATATGTACCTAATGCTTGTGCAGTATCACTATTTGGGTCAAGGTGTGTTGTTTGAAAAATCCAATCTTTAAGACTACCTTTAGCCTTAGTAACTTGTTGATCAGCAATCGAAATTACTCCGTCAATAGCTTGCTGAATAACGCCGTTAATTTTGTTAGAAACGTAGTTAATTGCATTATCAACAACTGTTTGAGCAAAATTATTCCAAACTTGTTCAAAATCACCGCTATTAAGTAAATCATTAACTGATTGTAAACCGTTATCAATTATACTATTGATTTGTGAATTAACAAAATCTTTAATGATTTTTGCAAGATTACTATTAGGTTCAACACCTCTATCATTAACGATAGCATTTGTTAAATCGTTAATAACATTATCAATTTCATTTTTGGTTGCATCACCAGTGATTGCTTTATTGATAGTTTCAAGCATATCATCAGTGACAAGAGTTGATTTTGTATATTTTACTGTTGTGTATTTTCCTTCATTCCAAGGAATACCAGGAAAATTTGGAATATTGTTTGGATTTACAGAAAAATCAGCTGTCGCATTAAAATTTGTATAATCAGTTCTAGTTGCGCTTGTAAAATAAATTTGAAAATGTAAATGATAACCTGTAGATTTACCAGTATTACCTACATTGCCAATTTTATCGCCTTGACTTACTTTGGAACCAACTGCTTGACTAGCAAGTGCTTCCATATGGGCATAACGTGTATAATAGCAATTTCCGTCAGAATCTTTTGTGTCATCATGACGAATAAGAATTGTATTACCCCATGAATCTGATTTATAACTTTGAACAACTGTACCGGCTTTTGCTGCATATATTGGAGCACCTTGAATTTGTCCGGGAACACCTGTTGTTAAATCAAGTGCTTTATGCGAATTTTTATAACCGTTTGAGCAATACCAATTACCAACACCAAGTGGAAATACCCATGACTTTGTCGCATAATAACCATCTGCAACAATATTCTGGTTATTTCCGTTCACTGATGAACCTTGTCTGATTTGAATAATAATGTAATCATGATTATTTGCTACAAATTTATTACTGATTAACCATGGATTCAATTGAAGTAATGTTGTAACAGGAACACCAACAAGTTTTGAGATGTTGTTAATATCATCCATCCAAGAACCAGTATATTGAACTTTAATGGCTGTATAACAATTGTTGCTTGCCTGTAATATATTTCGAAAACCTGTAAGATTATCTTCTGGTGTCGCTGCCATTAAATCACTTCCTTATACAATAGGATTTAGTTGGTCAAAGTTACCAAAAATCGCAGTACTAGACCAAAAGAAAATGCCCTTATCAAAAATACGTTTAATCAAATCCATATCTTCATCAGGAAAATTACCAGATGCACGTAAACCTAATGTACGGATATATGTCCAATTAAGACGTGCATGAAGATTCGGTACTTTATAAGTACTCTGTTTATAACCATAAACGGTAAGATAATCATCACATCGTTTTATAATGTCGCGAGGCGGAACTTTATAACCATAAGAAAGGGCTGTTTTATTTCCTGTAATATAAATATTCGATGTCGCTACAGAACCAGTTGCAGGTGCACTATAACTTTCAGTAATAGTTGCGAGGTCTTGACTAATTTCATCAACACCCTTTTCATACCATCCAGCAATAGCACCTTGATTATATGTCTGTTGTGCACCTTCAATAACATTACTAACTGCTTGGCGCCCTTTACCCAATGCCCATGTAACTGGGTTGACTGTATCGATTGCACCAGCAATGGTAGACGCAATACCTTGTACAGCACCAACATTGGCGTTTGCGGCATTAAGATTCCGTTGGTACCGCATTCGTTCTTGATAAATTGCATTACTTCCGCTATGTAAATTATAATCATTTTTATATTGATTATACGCCCAAGAACTTTCTGGAATTACAGCTACAAGTGAAAAATTTGCAATATTTGAATTACCGTAATTTGTAATTGTACAACCGACTGAACCGCTTGTATCATCAACAACAATTTGTGCAGATACGCTATTTCCGGTAATATATTCTGGATTAAATTCAAGTTCCTGGCCAAACATGGTCATATAACAAGAAATAAATGCACCAGATAATAACTTTTTATTTTTCGGAGAATATCCGTTAATAGTAGATGGGTGTTTTGCAAAAGAAAATGTGGCAGAATGATTACCAGCAGGCCATTGTTGAATTTTTGCAACCGCTGTTGCTGTACCATTTTTTACATATTCATTTAACAAAGTTGTAAGCGTTGCATTATCATATTGATGGCGCCATGCAGCGCCAGTTCCAGAGATGATACCAGAAAGGTCTGTCGGAGGAAGTGGTGTACCATCCGGCCGTGTTGTTGCAAAAACTGTTACCCAATTAGGAGTTAAATCTTGACTACCTGCTTGATCATAACCACCACGTCCAGCTCCAGTAAAATCTTCTGGCACGATATTGTCGCCGACAATATCAGTATCAGAATGACATCTATCGATATAACTTTGGTAATAAGTAATATCAAAGAACCAAGTTTGAATTACATCAGTAGCAAGATAAATACGAGTGCTATTATTGCTAAGCCATTCCATTCTGACAATAAACGCGTAAAACCATTTATTAGTAAAATTAGAATTCTGATACATTACATAATTGCAATTATATAACGAATCAATATGTTCGTTAATAGCAATCGAATTATCTTTCTTGATGTAATTAAAATCACTAATTACTTTAACTGTTTTACCAGTAAAGTATGCTGTCTGAGCAGCGACGTTTGCAAAATAAAGAGTATTTGAATAATCACTTTCAAGTGGTGTTGAAAGTAATCTTAAATTTGTATTTGGTGTAAACATATGTTATCTCCTTTATTACCCCTATCCCTAAGTCCCTCAGTACATGATGTTAATCTTGTACCTACCATGTAAAGGAGTGGAAATGGTTAATTAAGCTTCAACAAATGCATGCGCATTGGCGAGCGGCGAGTATGCCATAGTTTCCCAATGATGGAGATAATACTTACGGCTCAGAGTAGCAGCATTATATTCGGTGTTTGCCATCTTAAACATATTGTCGTGAGTACGAATTGCAGTTTCATCGCAAACGACGGCCAAAGTCTTAGATGCAATGTTACCAGTACCGAAGTTATCAACAATAACCTGACGGCCAAGGAATTCTGCCTTAGACATATTAAATGCCTTTGCCAGAACATCAACATCGGTAAGAGCTGCAATATCAGCACGCATAATAACAGCAATACGATCGGGAGTAGTCCAGGTTTTCAGTGCAGTAGGATTATGTACGCCCTGTGCAGTTGCCATCTTCAGATAACAGTTATGCGCCGTGCTGGGGAACTGGAACTGCAGGAACTTACTTCGAGCGTTGATAATAATATCTTCGGCATATGCCTTCAGATCATTACCATTAGTAATATCAGTTTTGTTAATATTACCATCATTCAACGCATTAGTAAGCAGACTCCGCATCAGCTCATATTCATCGATATTATCACCAGAAGTAAGCGTATTCAGAATCATCTGAACAAAACGATTAAATGCATCGGGCTCAACAAATGCGCCCTTAAGCTGTTCATCATAAATCGTAACTGCGTATTTGTCCTGACGATTACGACGATAATACACAGTCTTTACATCAGGATTCTGAGGAGTCAGAATATCACTCATTGCAGTTGCATCATAAGGAGTTGCAATGGCAGGATTTGCGATAGAATCCTGAACATCAGTACCATAAGGAACCGCTGCCCCCTTAAACAGCTGCAGAGGATTTTCATAAACCGAAGCGTGAACTTCCTGGAACAGAATTCGGTTTACCAGCGTATCAATAAATGCGTTCATATAAGGCGTATAAGCCAAAATCGATCCACCAATGGACTGGAGAGTAGCACCATTGTCAGTTGAAATATTATCGCGAAGCAGGGTGTTGGATGCCACAACAGCGCGAACGACATCAGTTGCAGTTGCCATTAAATATCATCCTTTCAAATTAAGACGCCCATTAGAAAAGAGCGAATCTACAGTTGTGTTATCAGTTTCCGGTCTTACGATAGGACCGGGTTCAGTTTTGTCAGGAACAGTTACACGAAGAAAAAGATTCATATTGTCTTCTTTCAGTTTATTGTTCTTTTTCTCCAAGTCATTTGCCTTTTTCTCGGCAGTCGCCCGTGCTGCAATTTCCTCATTGAATGCAGTGGTAAGTTCAGCAAGTGCTGTAGTCACTGCACCCTGGTCATCAAGATGGGCGAGAATTTCCTGAGTTTTTGCATTATAATCTGCAAGTTCCATTTTAACCACTCCATTACATTGATTATTTTGTTCGTTTGTCAAAACGTGACTTTACATCACGAACATCAACATGAACAAAAGTGTTGTAAATACCAATACCAAATTTACTAGGATATTTACTACAAAGGTAATTATAAATTACAGCTGGTTCAATTCCAGAAATTTTAATATCAGCAGCTTTACCAAGTGTATGCTGCGAACCTGGTGCTGAGTCTTTAAGTTTTGCATTATACACAACAGTTCGATAACCAGAATTAACAATCACCGGTTTACCAAAGTGATTCCGAACATCCTCAAGAACATCAATAAGTTCGCAGTCAATAAACACCATTCGCGAATTGTCATGACATTTGAATTCACGTAATGTAAAATGTTCAGAAATTTTAATATTTCCATAATTTACATTAGGAAGAGTACAATCAAATGCATAATATTGTCGTTTATTCATTATTTGTTTTATCCTTCAATTTCTGTAGATATGGCTTAAAAAACTTTTCAAGAGAAGGATTCACTACACTGAGATTTTCAATAATACTGATTAACTCCGTAGCGCAAATGTAAACCGATACAACATTCAACAACGGAATATCAATTCCGAGATTTACAGTCTTGCAAGCATACTCAAGCAATGCAGAACCAATCACTGCGACAATTTCAGATAGTTTATGATAACCTCCCTGGCGCATGATTGTACTATTAAAACTCCCACTGTACGAAGCCTTAATGCAACCGGTTACAATATCAAAAATAATGAAACCGGCTACAATAACATAAAGCTCCATAGGAAATACCTCCTTTCTTTATAAAATAATAGAACGAGGCCAAACTCCACGTTTGGGAACAATATGCATGACGACTCTTCGCCGTGGTAAACCATACATCATTCACTCGTTCTATAATACTATTATATCAAATAGAGGGCCCTATGGGCCCCCTTTAGATACATGAAAGTATTTCACTTGTTAGTCCTTAATAATGAATTTCATTCAACATCTGCATGACCGGTAGAACCAAATGCGCCATTACCACGGTTGTTATTGATATTATCAAAAGTATAATATGGAAGAACAACAGGGAACATAACAAGCTGGCCAACTGCAACATTTTTTCCAATGTGGTATTCGCGATCGGAAGTGTTAGTCACGATTGCATGAATTTCACCAGTATAACCAGTGTCAATCGGTGCAAGATGAGTTGTAATACCCTTACTACCAAGGCTAGACCTAGGAAAAATGCATGCCGTCATTCCAACGGGAACTTCGATACCAATTCCGAGAGGAATCTTCTTAGTTTCATGCGGCGCAATAGTAAACGAATCCTTAGGAAATACATCAGCACCAGCATCATATTCATGTGCCCGAATCGGCATTTGTCCGCCAAAGTTATACATCTTAATATGCATGTTAAATATCCTCCAAAATTTTCTTAATTTTACAAATCTTAATAAGCGTATCGTGAAATTCTTGTCGTGTTGATTTATTCATAAATCCCCAACAATATGCTTCAAGAAAACGAATATTATTTACCAAGTTAATAATATTGATTTTATAAGGTGCTGATTGTGACATTGCAGCGTCGGCAAGTAATTTACTTTTATTTTCATCATAAAAATGTAAACTACCAACAATATGCGTATATTCACCAGTTTTAATATTTAACTGTGCTGCGATATATTTCGTTAATTCGGTAAAGAAAAGAATATCATACGGAAAACCAGTATACAAATCATTTGAACGCATGTATACTGTAGTATGTAATTTATTGTTACGAATAAAAAATTGGATACAAACGGTACATGGTTCGTCTTTAGTTGTAATAACGCTCTTATTAGCATAATTAAGATTTAATACGGCACGGCGCGTATCAGTATCCATTTTCAATAAACGAATAACCGTATCAATCTGATTAAATCCAAACTTTTCTTGCAGTAAATATCCATAAGCACTATTGCAAGTTTTTCCATCGTCAGAAAGGCGATTCCAAATTGACGAAAACTTATTGATAAAATCCAAATGATTATCTCCAGAAAAATACCAAATTAACTCGCCAAGCGCATAAATAATAGACGCTCTAGGGTAAATAACATTATTATTCATATCAGTAAGGCGCATAGTAATATTACGCAATTCAGTAGTGTTTGCTACTTTATCACCGATAGCATTGACGGAATTACAAACCAAACGATACAAATCATTTACGTTATCGCTTTCGTAAATTACTTTATCAACATATTTGATCATTTTTTCGCCTCCGGATTATAAATGGTGTATATATCATTAAACAATCCCATAATAATGTAAAGGTATGCAATCATATCATATACTCTACCTTCCCATTCTCCAACAGTAAACTCTTCAGGATGTTTAGCCATATCACAAATTGTAATATAATGTTTACTCGCTTCACAAACCGTAGCGAAAATAGGATTCGTACCGAGCAGTGTCGCAAGTTTTTTATTATGTTCAAATCTATCACTACCAGGCCCATATTCTTTAGCTTTACTATTAAGTAGATTTACAACATCCTCATGAACGTTATTACAAATGTTATTAAATACTTCTGGACTCATATTTCCAACTCCTTATTACATTCTCATAAACATATTGTTTTGTTTCCTCAGAATCATAATACATTTCTGTAGGAATCTTTTCCGACAAGTCGGGGCGTTTATTTAATTTATCAATTACATTCCAAAAATACCTCCCTTTATCATAACACATTGTTCTAACTAACATATCAGGACGTAACGCTTTATCTTTACCATAACACAATTCCCAATAGCAAAAACACGGAAAAATATTAAACTTAAATTTACGGTTACCAATCTGTACAATAAACGTTTTATTAAGTTTATCAAATTGGACATTATCCTTTGAAAATACATCAGGCGGAATCACATATAAACCATTTGTTGCTGTATCATTCTGTCCTACTTTTAACACACGCGGAATTTCTTTCATATCCTCATATGCCATTTCGGCAAACTCAATAGCAACCAACGGTGATTCATCATAACCTAAATCTGGCTGTTGAATAATTTTCAAATCGCCAGGTTTAAGTTGTAACTTATCAATGTTAATATTAAGCAATGTAAAATATGGATTATATTTACTGATTGTGTTACCAACAAACCAAATACTAACATTCTTTCTACTACGAACAATAGTAGAAACTAACGACAGAAATTTTTCTGATTCCATCGGCAAATATTGTGTCGGATCCATCAATGCAAATTCTTCAACATCGATAATAGTAACTCTGTCATATTGATTCGATTTATATTTTTGTTCGTTACTTAATGCAAGAACATAACCAATAATATCTTTATTCTTTTTATCAGCTCCGATATCGTTAATGTAATAATACGGTGCATCATACCAAATTTCCTTATTGTATTCTTTCGCAAGCCAAGCTAATAAATTATCATCAAAATAATTTGCAACATATTTACCTTGCATATCGAATAAATATCGAATAATACGGACAAATTGCGCACCAGTTTTAAGATAATTTTTTATCCACTGTTGTGCCGTTGCATGCGACTTACCATTAGAACGTCCTCCAATAATCAGACCATAATCTGGATGTAAATTCCAAATACGGTCAATAGAATAATATTTCATACATATACATTAACGTCACGTTGGTACATATAAACCTTCAGTTCCGGAATATTTAATGCACCATCAACGATTGTGTACTCCTTTCTATCATAATCAAACTTAACCGTTAACGGGTCCAAATCATCAGAAATTCTATTTTGCATACGGTTACATAACAATTGATAATTACGATTTTCACATGATTCAAGCGACATAATCGCAAACTGTATACCAGACAAACGAGCACCAGGCCAAAATTCGTCATTAACTGATTTACCTAAATAATCAGTACAAACTAACTTAATAGGTTCTGACACATCAACATATTTAGGAATCAATTTACTCGTTGCAGATTCATCAACATACATATTTGGTTTGAAGTAAAATGCCGATGCTTCGATCGCTTTATTAAGCGTTGTATATTTAAGATTCTTATTTAGTATCTGTGTCAAAAACTCAGAATAAACTTTCTTTGGCAGTCCTGCAATTGTCGATTCCCATTCGTAATTACCTTTCTTGTTTTTCTCACATGCAATGTAACGTTTTGAACCTAAGGACTTAAAAGCATAATATGTACCCTCATAATCATATGCACCTAATGCTGGATATTGTTCAACCATAGAACCAGTTTCATTATTGAAACCATCAATAAGTACTTTAATATTTACATCATCAGGTACATGTAATTTTACGGAATCTGTATCCCAATATAATGGTAAACATTTGTGTTCCGCCATATATATTGAAGAAGTCACTTCCCATAGACGGACAATAGATGTAATTATGATGCCCCATAAATAGCATGTTGCATCTTTTGCTTCACGTATTGAATTTTCACCTTCTACAATATCCTTGTATTCATTATATTGATAACTACGACGAACGATATGCATGACCATAATTCCATACAGACCATTAAGTTCGCCTTTACGTTGATGCAAGACCATGTCAAGATAATAAACTGCTTCATGTTCTTCCATATCTTCAACATGTTTTATTTCAACATCATCAATACCAGGAATTTTTCTATACTCTGATTGCCAATCACCATTCTCACGATATAAACGTAATGTATTTTTCAACACTGTTTTTGCACGATAACAATAATCAACGGCATTCCTCCAATACTGCGGTAATTGCTGAATATCTGAACCAATTAACATTTGTGTACATTCAACTATATTGTAATTATAACACCAATGCCATGTTAATAAATCAATTGTTGTACACGAAATAATGCACTCTGAACATTCAACTAATTTACCGTTATCGAATAATGCATCTGAACTAACAGATAATAATTTATGTTTCGATATCAAAGGTAATGTAAATCCATTAACTTGATTTATAATCGATACATCTTTTAACTTAACTGTAACTACAGCAAATCCAGCAAGCTTATCACGAGTGGCTTTAGCTAACTTTAATGGAGAATCATATTTAGATAACAAATATTTCATTAACCTATTAAACTGTTTGTTTGTGTCTAACACAACTTTAAGTTTTCTAGGATACCATGCTGCCATCATAGCACCAGGATATGCACTTCCTAAATCCATAGATGCAACATTAAAAAACAAATTTCCTTGTTGAAAAACATTGCAATGCGTAAATCCGCCGGAGAACGCTGCTTCAAGAAACTTAGCAACATCTTCCAACGGCATTTCTTTTGGAAATACTTTAGTTGCTATATCCAAAGCTTCATCGAATAAACTAACATTATGTTTCTTAATATGATTCTTACGTTTCTTATTGTCAGAACGATATTGTTCTCGAATACCAACGATTTTGTTTACTGACTCATTACGTTTCAAAACGTCTTTAATCATAGCAGTATTTGTATATGGAGCACCTTCAATAGATTTATATCCATTGTTCCACAAACACATTGCCCACGCACCTAATGTAATAAGTACGTCGTTTTCATTATACTCAATTTCTTTATCGTCCAACGGTGTTTCAAAATGTCTTTTTACGTCATAGTCATACTCCAATTTTTCAAAACCATATTTCGCAGCATTTTGCTTTAATGAACCAAGACCAAACAATCTTGTAGCATCAAGAAAAACTAGATTGCCTGCTAATACAGACATTATACTATGTTTACCTTCAATAACTGTCGGATATTCAGGGTTATAATTATCTCGAATAAAGTTAATATTCTTTTGCAAATAAGACCATTCGTACGCTAAATTATATACTAAAATGATAAATCGTGCGTTTAAGTCTTCAGCCGTACCATTCAAAATGTTACATAATAAATCAAAATCGTTCCACGTTCTACCAAACACGCATGTAGTACATTTCTTCAAATCGTTATTGTTTTTACACAAAACTAAATCATTATAATCAGCACCACCTAATGTCCAATCATACATTGTAGCATATAAATCTGTCCATGAGGTTGTCTCAATATCAAATGACAGTAGATAATTTGAAGTCGGAACATAACGCTGTGAACGTTTCTTTTTCGAATCAATATTAACTTCGCACATCCGTTGTTGTAAGATTTTAATGTTACCATAATCCATTAAAAATCAATGCCATACAACGTTACCATTTTAGCATAAACTGGCGATGCCATTAACTCGGCATATTCATCAGGTCCTAATTGCGATATACTATCATGAATAGTTTCGCTAACTTCAATATATGCTTTATCGAGGGCTTTATATGGGTCGCCTTCAGCAACTTTATGACGCTCAGCAATTTCATCAAGGTTTACACCAAAATATTGCGCAACCTCTTTTAATGCTTCATAATCGTCGAGTGTAACTGTTTCTGCTTTAACTAACAATTCATCTGAATGCAACGCTTTATCCAACTGTACAACCGAATGCTTAGCACGAGCGGAAATACCAGAACGAGAAGAACGTTGTTTAGGAGTCTGACGAAAAGCATTTTCAGAACCTTCACGATGGATATTCTGAATTTGCAAAACTCGCATTGTTTCATCTGTCTCAGTCCTCAATTGGTTAAGTTGTTTATCGATTAAATCAAGAGCTCGCTGTTGATACAATTGTTCGACAGGAGCCAATCTAGTTTTACGACGACGAATTGCTCTTGCCGATTCACTTAGTTCATATTTAGACAGATACTGAATTGCATCAATTAACTCACGTGCATGCCCTTGTCCTTCTTTCGCATCATCGATAATGTTCCATTGGTCAAGAAATGACTGACCATAAGTTAATGCCCTATTTATCAAGCCGGTTTCTTTTGACCATTCCCAGCCATATTCTTGTCCATATTTCTGAACAATTTTTCGTGTATCTTGTAACTTACTCATATTGTGTACCTTATGTTAACAATTGTTAATTATTTAACAAAGGCCCTTTATCGGAGAATCGCGTTGATGATAGAACATTATTCAAACTCCTTTACTCCTCAATGGGATGGGACGAAATAACCAGAGTCGGATAACCGTTCTCGTTCGTCTGGACAGAAACATAAACGTCATCAAGAGCAATAGTACGAGACCAGTCGGAAATAGTGGTTGCATCATCAATTGCAACAGACACACCGCAAGTCTGATACTGGCCAGACTTCAGCCAAATCAAACCTTCTTCAACCTTAGCACATTTGCCTTCAGCATCCTTAAACTTAAAGAAATTACGATTGCCATTCTTTTTGTTACCCTTCTTGAAAGCCATAATAAATCTCCTACGTTTTAAGTTCGCCAACTATTAAATATATTATAACACTAACGTGTTAACACAAATTATGCAAATATTACTTGAGCCCACATAATAAATCCTAACAACAATAAAATAAAAGTTGTTGATTTATCTATTTGTTTCCAATTATACTGAAAACAATATACAATATAGGCAGCGACTAAACCAGTATAAAATATAATGAACATTATTCACCTTAACTTAATGTTTGCATTTTCATATACACCACAACTTTGGCATAAATCAATGTAACAAATTTCACCTGTAACTGCGTCACAACAAATTGATTTAACAACATGCTCTCTATCTACTTTAACTTCAGTTGATTTAATATAATAATGACCACCATAACTAATTAAAGTACCAGGTCTAATATCCTTAAGCTCAGCAAATTCGGCTTTAATAACCATATTATTCACTCCATTTTCTATAACCACTACCTTCGAGAATAACAGACAATGTCCGAGGTCCATCAATTTTATATGCAATAATTTTTGAACGAAGCAAATCAGAACTTAACGAACGAATACTAACGTAATCATCCAAATAACCATGAAGCCAAACATATTCGCGTTCTAATGAATATGCAAGCCACAATAAGCTATTTTTATCAATTACAACACGCGAAACTGCCTCACCAGGTAATCGAATCACAATATGTTTTGTCTTAGTTCCATTAGGTAGTTGTGTCATATTACTCACCATCGAATTTCTTACAATCAAGCTGGCAATGATGTTTTACATAATAATCTTTAGCATCAGTAGGCAAATTCAAAATGTGATACGGACAATCCATATACTCACAATGATAAATAATGCTACGACTATACGAACACACTGTCGGTATCTTATTCTTAAATTTAGCTTTCTTTGCCATATTATCCCTCCAAAATCTCTGTTAAATAACGTGTTGCTGCTGCAAAATCTTCACAAACATGCTTATAAGGGCACTGGTAACAATCGTCACCGTTGCAATCAGACTGTTTAACAACAGATTCCTTTGCTTCAATGAACAACTGTTTCAACATTGCCTTTTCACCATCGTTGTAACGATCAAGCATCAAACGAATCATAATATAACTTCCTTTCTGGACCTATAGTCCTGAGGGCCCACTAAAGGACCCTTTCGTCTTAATTTTCAAAGACTCATCAGAGGACTTCAATATGCATTGTCTTATAATTGAAAAACCGAACTTTATACTCAGCATATACTGTCGTCAACACATCAATGAACGTTGATTCATATAATACCTTATTTGCATCTTCGATTGTAACTGTATCGCCATACTGAAAATTCTCACATGCATAAAACAACTGTCTAACTGTCATACTACTTTATTCACCTCAAAACCATAATCAGTTTCAATTACATCATACTGGCTATCATCAAATCGACAAACCGTTTCGCCATTCTTTGCGCCAACCCATTCACCATCACTCAAAATCAGATAGTCAACAAAAATCTCAGCACACTTATGACCATGATAGAACAACTTAATAACCATTACAGTGTCCACCATCCTTTCCAAACACCATACAAATACGCAACCATACCTACACAAAGCATTCCGATAAACGGCATAATACATTGAACATGATAACTATCCATAATAACCTACCTTTCTATTTTGTCCTGACGGCCATAAGGCCGTTTCGTCTCAATTCTCAGAGACTCGTCAGAGGACTTAATCAGCAATCTTAACAATAGACTCAATCAAGCAACCCTTAGGAAACTCATCGTCAGCCTTCTTGGCAAACAGCTTAACATCACGCTCAGCATTTTTACCCTGACCAGCAGTGCCACGGACAACCTTGGTAGCACGATTCAGAACAAACTTGTTGTTTTCATCGCGATCGACGGTAACATAAGTGACCTCACAGGTCGCAGTACCACGAGGAGCGTGCTCAGACTCGGACTTCAGCGAGAAAATCTTCTCGCCCTCAGCGAGCTCGACCCTTGCACGAGCGGCCTTAGTGTCATCAGCCTCGACCTTAACCATACGAACATTCTCACCAGCGGCAACAATAACAGTGTACATCATAATAAATACCTTTCTACAGTTTAACGTCATGATGGGACATATAATATTTGGCATTTTCTGCCGACGGCCAAAAGGTCGTTTCGTCTTAATTTGCAAAGACTCATCAGGGCAGTTGTACGTTCCTTTTTCATAATATTTTTATTTTCTTTTTGTTCAGTTCCTTTTGACATTATTATTATACCAGATGGCTGGCCCTAATTGTTGAACAGACCATTAACATTTTGTGAGCAAATTATTAACAATTTTAGTACATCATTGTATACAACGATGACCGCTTTCAATGAACAACGTTATATACATTCTTGTGCA